GGTAAACATGACAGGATCGCTCAACTTCGATATTTGGAACGAAAGCCTCAATCGTTCTGATTTTCCTAGCTGGCCTAAACCTGTAGTTGGCATAGTATGGCAATTCCGCCTCAATTACATTATTATGAAACAGAGATTGCGCTGCTGTACCATTCCAGGTATTAATTAGCAAATTCACAATATTCGCTGCTATCCCACTCTGTGAATTAAGAGAAACAGGGTCAGAAACGACAGCGGGAATTGCTTGACCAGGTACTCGGGTGACCAAGTGCAACTCTTTCCTATCGGAAGCAATGCGAGTAAAGTATTTAATCCTCATACCCCCACGCACACATGTGTATGCTGGAGTTAGATAATTCCATAACGTATTCTCGCAAAAATTGTACGGTGTTCCTATATCCGTATTATGAATACCAGTGGGATCGTAACCCCTGTAAAACGGAGTGTCACGATTCCGAATAGTGACGAAACGAAATGTGGAAGTGTCAAGATCAGTATACACGGTATGAAACGCGTATCTTTTCAAACACTGTCTAAAAGACACAACAGGATCAGCATGAAACACAAGTGGAGTCATATTCTCAGTTAGTGTTGCTGCCATAGTGTCAACAGGTCGCATCATCATTGGTGCTGATTCGTCAGTAGTTAAATCCGCATCCGGTTGGGACTCTGCCATTTGTGGCAAAAATCCTAACTGGGGTTCAAAATAGGACAGTTGTCCAATATTATTTGCAATAGGATCAAACATCTCAATATCATCACAACATTCTGTAAAGACATTAATTACGACGTCATTATTGACGGTGCTGTTTGGAGACGTTAGATCATTAACTACATAAACGGCAATCACACCATTATAGTTGTTGGTTGTTGAAATTGGCAAAGTATCAAATGGGCGAAATGTATTCCCCACTTGTACTGTCTCAAGATAAGGTTTGGATTGTCCCCAACCTATGTCAAGAGTAAAATCTCTCTCCTTGGCCAAATCCATAACATGAGTGTAAGCCACATTGTACTCAGCATTAAGTTGCGAACCTCGTGGATCATACACAAAACGCAATCTACCTTTGTGATAGGCAGAGGCAACCACTTGAAATCTATATCTTATGGTTCCTCTCCAATACTTGAAAGGCGTAGCTGCAAAACATGCTGGAGTCATATGTATTTCGGATGACGGTCCATCCTCGTCAAAAGTCTGAGGTGTTACCGCAATAGAAAACAAGTGATCTCCGGAACTGGCGGACATATTCCAGGAAAAAGATGTCAAATATGATTCGCGCATGGCGATAGATTTGACTGCCATTTCGTCCGTATCAGATAATCCCATGACTCTTGGATCGACAGTGGTTTCTTGTTTGACGTCCAATGTCAATTTTGTTGAAGTGTCAGCCACATTAGTGTTCGCAAGATTGCCCGTGGGCATTGGTGCGAATTTGTGTGGTGGAGCCACGTCAATAGGTCTGGAATATCCGAAAATATGTGCAATGGAAGCAACAGCGTTAGCTGCCATTTCCGTCGCACGAGCATAAGCAGAGATAACAGGTATGTTTGAAAGTGCTCCTGCAGCTTTAGCAACTATTGAAGCAGGTCTAGAAACAATACCAGAATACTCATCTGATTGTGGAACAAAATCACCAAGTTGTGGTGTGATGTCAGCAGGATCAGTTTGAGTAGGCACATCTAATTCAACGTCTTCTGCCCACGCGAACACAGTAATGTTTATGAGGTCGGTAGCCCCATTAGCATGTTTGAGGGGATTCAATTCTCTAATAGAGATTTCTCCCATCTCATCCCATTGTCCGAGTGGTATATTCAGAGCGTTATAGAACCATACAAAGGGGCAAACAATTGTTCCACCCTGATTATTAGTAGGGTCCAAATAGACGTGTGGTCTCTGGCTCGCTGCAATGTTATCAACAGCAACGAGACCTCTATCTCTGGTTACATCGTCCCAAGTTGGTAACGGTTTATAATTGGCAAGTAGTCTGCCGTAATAAAAACCGTTTCCATTAATCATGAATTTAACGTGCAATTTACAACGCAATAAGTTATAATTCGTGATACGATTAATGACCCGTGGATTGGTGAAAAACCTTTGCCATGGGTTAAAATTCTCATAAAATGGGACGGCATTGCCTGGAGCCCATGAATATTGCTGGATCACAATTGGTCGAGCGAAAAATGACTCCAATGATGTATCAGACTTATTTGCAGTGGAAAAAGTCTGATCGGGCTGACTGTCTACAGAGTAGACCCAGTCCTGAGTTTGATCGGAGAAGGATACAATTTGATGTTTCCTCTCCAAATTTTCAGTAGATATTCGTACGTTGAAAGGTGAAGTAAACCTACTATGAAGTGTCTACAGCCGGTTTAAACTGCATCACTGTGCTGAACATTGTCGAGCAGACTAATCTCATAAGGGAGAGCTCGAAATCCGGAAGCCTGAGTGAATACTATTGACAGCAAATAGATAATCACTTGGTAACCATACCGGAAGTCCTATTTTTAACGCTTGACCGCATAGGTGCGGCCAGAGGGATGCTTTTAATGTCTTCCCAGGACGGTGTGGAGACTTAAGAAGTCTCCTGTTCTTCGGGCATATAAGTTTGCTTCCACTTTGCGAGGCACTCATCATATGACTTGTCCAACATAGTACATATATGAGTGATGTCCGCCCTCGCAGCAACTTCCTGCATCTGTTCTCGCCTCTTCTCATAGATATCCCGTCCATGATTGAACCACTCGCGCAAACCTCCATCAATATTGAAGGCAGCAGCTTGTTGTTTCGTAATGGCAGAAGACTCAAGAGTGGCATGCAAACTTTTAAAGATTGACATCTCATCAAGTGCACCCATGATCATTCCAGTGTCCTCACTGAAAACGTTCTTTCTCTTCAAGAAATCTGCATCATCATCAGTCATATAGGGAATCGGAGTAGAAGTTTTGTCTGGCATGGTAAAAATCATATCATGATCACTCAAGAATTTTGCCACTGAAATGTGATTAAATTCTGGAAAATCTTTTCTCACAGAACTCTTGGCATCATCTCCATAAGTCATCAACGCACAAACTTCACGGAAGGGAGGAACATTACGATCCTCATAAATCTTGTAGTAAGCGCATCGAAACAATAGCGAATTCACAATAGAATTAATGTAGAGGGTGAGATTCTGGCCCGATGGATTAGACCCAAAATGCTGAATCAAATCACCGTTGTACGCCATGAGGGGATAACAAATGTCGGTAGCAATACCTTGCATAATTGTCACACTCCTCTCAGTGTATCCACAATGTTTACCAATGTCAATCAAAATGCGGAAAGCAGCAAACATAACCTGTGCAGGCATGCGCAGGTCATATTTACCATAATCCCCAGCCAGAATACGATCCTTACCATATTTGGTGATGAAATTTGCAAGCTGATCCCATTCAGGACCTTGTGCATTAACACCAACAGCACACTCTGATTCGAGTGGCAACATGGAAAGTGTTCTAACTATGGGCAAGTAATATTTCCGCACTAACAGTTGTAAGACTAGCGGAGCCCCCTGGAAAATTCGGACTTTGTCCTTAGTAATCTTGGTAGGCTCATCTTTCATACACGCCTTGAAAATGGGATATCCTCTCTCTCCTGCGAGATAAAGGTCCTCAATCTCTCTAGCATGAATCCAAAAACGCTCGTCCAAACGACATGGAAATTGATGAGACTTGTATTCATCAGGATCAAGCTCCTCAAGGAAATTCCTTTTGGGTCCCGTAAGTGGGAAACCCACAGAAGTACCAGCAGGCATCTTGTCAATAAAACGAAGTCCGTCAATTCCACAAACTGTGTCCATCTCCGATAATGGCGAAACATGCTTCCTAATTGTAGGGAAACTATCAATCTTTGCTATCATGTGATCGCGATAATCATCGACAGCTTTGACTAATAAACTCCCTTCCACTCCACACGATGGACGTGTTGAGTATTGTAAGGAAGCTTGCCATGGCCAACCCTTTCGGAACTTGGGACCAGCCCATTGTTGAGGTATCCCACAAACATCCTTAACAAAATCAGAAATAATGGTAGGTTGTACAGTGGAATGATATGTAGCACGCCCAATGACTTGGCCATAATACTTGCAATTAGTACCTAAAGGCAAATAATTGACAGGACTCTTGGGATGAATCGTGTCGCCTTGGTAATATTGCACCTCATACTGTTCCGTTGGTAGTGTACCGGCACTCTTGGAGACTAACAGACCTGGCAATTCCTGCAATGTTGCAAATGCCTTGTCAAATTGTCTCCTAGTAAGCAAACCAGAACATCCCTTCCGTGGATTGGATGAACTACCA